GGTACTTTGATTACTAAGGTAGAAGGAGCATATAATATTGTAGATAGTACTGTTAACTTCTATACTGCTCCCGTTGGACTAACTCCATTATCAACTACTACAAATGAACCAGATGAAAGGGATTGGGTTGGTATAGCTACTCACTCAACCTTTAATGCAAGGTCATTTATGAGATCTGGTATTACTGGTAGTTCTGATGAACCATATGCTGGTAACTACATCTTTGATGATATTTCTGGTAACTTTACTGGATTAACCACTCAATTTACTCTCCAATCAGGTGGAAGTAATATAGCAGGATTCTCTACAAATAATGCTCTTATATTAGTCAATCAAGTTCCACAAGGACCACAAAGGTATACTGGTGGAGTTGCTGTTCCTGGTGATTATACTCTTATTGAAGGTGCTACAGGAATCACTAGTGTACAATTTACAGGATCTATATCTTCAGTTACTTCAGATCCTAATAGTTCTAATGTACCGTTAGGTGGTGTTATTGTTTCTGTTGGTTCTACTGAAGGTTTAGGTTATCAACCACTAGTGGCTGCAGGTGGTACTGCAGTTGTCTCTGGATTGGGTACTATTAGTTCTGTAAGCATAGGAAACAGTGGATCTGGGTATAGAACTGGTATTCAGACAATTGTTAATGTAGGGGTTCAGACACTAAGTACAGGAGCACCTAATATTGAGTTTATTGGTACTGCTGCTATTAGTGGTGGTAATATTGTAAGTATTGCTATTACTAATCCAGGTACTGGTTACACTTCAACTAATCCTCCTACTGTTGTTATAGATGAACCATTATCTTATGATAATATGCCTTTATTCTATCCTTCAAATCAATCTGGAGTAGGATCAGAAGCAAGAGCAAATATAGTTGTTGGATTGGGTGGTAGTGTAATTGATTTTGAAATTACAAATCAGGGATATGGTTATGGTGAAACTCAAAAGTTAACTATAGGTGTTGGTGGTGCTGTAGGTATTCCAACTGCAGGTGCTGCTGAATTTAGAGAATTCCAACTCACAGTTAATGAAACTGTAAGTGATAGTTTTGCTGGATGGACAGTTGGAGATTTCCAAGTTTTAGATCCTTTAAATTCTTCATTTGATGGCAAAACAACTTCATTTGCATTAAATTTAAATGGAGTGCAGCAAACAATTCAATCCAAACCTGGTTCTAATATAGATGTTGAAGTTCTTTTATTAGTATTCATTAATGATATTCTTCAGGTTCCTGATGTTGGTTATACTTTTAAAGGTGGTAGTTATATAACATTTAAAGAAGCACCAAAAGAAGGAGATACTTCTAAGATTTTATTCTATAGAGGAACTGGTTCTGTTGATGTTACTAATGTTGATATATTAGAAACAGTTAAGAAAGGTGATGAATTAAAATTATATGATCAAGATATTGCTTTAGAGGAAAATAAGAGAACAGTTACTATTGTAAATTCTTCTGACAGTGTTGATACAAATCCATACGCTGGTCCTGGTATTACTACTAATGAAAGTTTTCAAAGATCTGTTAATTGGTCTAGACAAACTTCAGATAAGTTTATTGATGGTGCTGCAGTTACTAAGGATAGACCACATTATGAACCATTGATTTATCCTAATACTAATATTATTCAATCTGTTGGTGTAGGATCTACTGTAATCTTTGTTTCTAATATTAGAACATTCTTTGATAGTTCTAAAGAAAATTATAATGGTCAAACTGACATTAGAATTATTTCTCAAGATAGTTTGGTTGGAGCATCTGCTACTGCCTTTGTTTCTGCTGCTGGAACTGTAACTTCATTTGATATTACAAATCCTGGTGCAGGATACACTATAGCACCATCAGTTTCTATTACTACACCAATTGGTTTAACTACTTCTCAGGGTGCTAGAGCAACTGCTACTATAAGTGGGGTTGGAACTGTTAATGCTATTACAGTTTCTTATGGAGGAACTACTACTGGATTTGCTTATACTAATACTGCTTCTCCAGCAATTCTTATAGGAGAACCTAAATCATCTGCTTCTATAGAGACTATTAATGATGTATCTTATTCTGGTGATTTTGGAATTATATCTGGCATTTCTACAACATCTGTTGGTGTAGCATCTACTGGTATTGTCTTTGATTTACTTCTTCCAAAAGATTCATTATTCAGAAATGCTGCTACTGTAGGAAGTGCTCTTACAGTAAGTGGAATATCAACAGGATATTACTTTACAGTATTTAATTCTAATGTAGGTGCTTCAGTAACTTCTCTATATCAAGATGGAACTGTGGTTGGTATAGGAACTTCCTTCTTAGATAATGTCTATGAGGTTGCTCAAGTTTCTATTGCTCAAACTATGGGTATAGGAATTGGATTAACCTATGTTGCACAAGTAACAGTTAGTGTTCAAGATTATAATGGATTAACTGGACTTGGGCATAGTGAGTTCTTTGGTGAATATAGTTGGGGTAGAATTGCTACTGCTCCAAGAGGTAAAGCAAGAGTATTTACTTCTTATGCAGGTAATAGTGATGGATTGGTTGGTATAACTACTTCTCCTATTATTGAAAGAGTGAATCCATTAAGATACTTAAATTATAATTCATAAATAACTAAAAAATAAGTAAAAATGTCAGCCATTATAACTGATCAACTAAGAATATTGAATGCTAAGAATTTTGTCTCAGCAGCAACTTCTACTGTTAATTCATATTATTCTTTTGTTGGTTTACCTAATGCAACTAATTATTCTTCTACCTGGGATGCTAACCCCCCAGCTCCTAAGGATAGTTTTGATCAAGAAGATGATTATTGGGATACTATGGTAGCATTGAAGAAGATTACAACTTCTGATGTGCGTAGAGTGGTTAGTAAGAATACATGGACTTCTGGTATAACCTATGACATGTATAGGGGAGATATTAGTAGAACAAATACAGCAAAACCTTCTGGGGCAACTAATTTATATGCTGCAAAATATTTTGTAGTGAATGAGGATTATAAAGTTTATATTTGTCTTCAAAATGGAACAGATCCAGAAAATACCACAGGAAGACCTTCACTAGATCAACCTACTTTTACTGATTTAGAACCCAGATCTGCAGGAGATAGTGGAGATGGTTATGTATGGAAATATCTTTATACTATTAAACCAAGTGATATAGCAAAGTTTGATTCAACTAATTTTATGCCTGTTCCTGGTGATTGGGAAACAAGTACAGATAATGCTGCTGTAAGAGATAATGCTTCTACTAGTGGACAATTAAAAATTGCTACTATTATTAATAGGGGAGCTGGTATAGGAACTGCTAATAGAACCTATACTGGTGTTCCTGTTTCTGGTGATGGATCTGGAGCAGAAGCAACTATAGTTATTAATAATGATGCTAAAGTAGAATCTATTAATATTGCAAAAGGTGGATCTGGGTATACTTATGGTACTGTAGATTTAGCTACTGGTGGAGTTCCTACTGGTACTACAGTCCCTATTTTTAACGTTATTGTTCCACCTCAAGGGGGACATGGAGCAGATATCTATAGAGAATTGGGAGCAACTAATGTTTTAGTATATTCTAAGATTGAAAATGACACAGAAAACCCAGATTTTATTACAGGAAACCAAATTGCTAGAATTGGAATTGTAGAAAATCCTGAAGCATATGATTCGACTTCCAATTTAACTTTATCTAAAGCTAGTTCACTTTATGCTTTAAAGTTGATTGGAGCAGGATATACTACTGCTACTTTTAATTTAGATGGGCAAGTAACTCAAACTGTTGGTTTAGGATCTACAGCAGTAGGTAGAGTTGTTTCTTATGATCAAACAACAGGAGTTCTTAAGTATTGGCAAGATAAGAGTTTAGTTGGATTTAATACTGATGGTTCTTTGAAAACAGATCCTACTTATGGACTTTCATTGCATTCATTTACAGCAAACCCCACTACTGGAGGAAATGTTAATATTGCTAGTAATGAAGGTACTTTAGGGATAGATACCAACTTTGGAACATCATCCAGTCCTGGTATAAGTACAGTAATAAATAATAGAACATATTACCTTGGACAGAGTTTTACTCAAGGAGTTTCTAATCCTGAAGTTAAGAAGTACTCTGGAAATATAATTTATGTTGATAACAGACCTTCTATTACTAGGTCTGCTAACCAAAGAGAAGATATCAAAGTCATTTTGCAATTCTAAAGAATCA